CAAGATCGTGGCGATAGCGTTGTATTCGTCATCGTCAACCAGCTTGCGCGGGATCACCAACCCACGCGCATACTCGACATGCTCAAACTCTTTGCGGTCGCCCAAGTCAATCTCGTCATACTCGATTGACCCGTTGTACGGGACGATTAAGCCAAAATCGTCCATCCCCTGCGTGCGCTCAACAGCGCGTTCGCTCGTCTGCACGTTGTACAGAGGGTCAAGCACACTCTCGGTGACCAGTTCACGTTCCCAAATCGCCGTCAGCATCAACGACAGGTTGGTTAAATCCTTCAAACTACCATAGCTAGGCATAGGTTATCCTCCCTACCCGAAGAAGCATGTACGGAATTGGATGTAAATCTCGGTGGTCGAGCCGTCTTGCAATCCGATAACCTGCAAGCTGCCCCCCGTCGTATCAGCCACATCAACCAACTGGGCAGATGTCAGGTCATACGTCGCCGTGCCGTTCAGCACCACGGATGTAGCGTCCGCAGTCGCCACAGCGCGCCACACCTGCGCCCGGTGGCAGATTTGCACCTCGACCAACGTCCCCGCCGTCGCGCTCGCGCTGGCCTGCGCCATCACCCCCACAATCGTCCCTGCCCCGCCGCCCGCCTTCGCCACCTTGCCCGACGACATCACCACAGCATCCCCCGCCACCAGCGTCTGTGACGCGGCAACAGGTAGCTTACGGATGATAGGCGGTGCCACCTCACCCAACATCGAAAAGGCATACTCAAAATTACGTGCTGCTGCCATACCTCACCTCACTTATTTTTGTGTTTAGCTGCCAACACTTGTTTTTCCGTCAGCCCGAAGCGCCGCGCCATAGCACGCTCGTCATCGGTCAGCACAGCTTCATCCTGCCCACGATCCCCCACCCCTGCCCCACCATCTAGCGAAGGCGCTTTAGGGCGGGATAGTTTCCCCGCGTTTGCCGTCAGCCATGAGGCCAGTCTTTCAGGGGTATAGTCCGTCGGGATCAACCCGCGCATATCCTCCGGTATGTTGGCAATGGCCGCGTTATTCTGCGCTTGGATCATCGCCTCCAGCGCCGCAGCGCGATCCTTGTATTGCATCAGACCGACGGCGTTAGCTTCTGCCTCACGCAGCTTCTCTTCCACCGTTAGCCGTTGTTGCCTGTCCTGCTCCAGCGCCTTGATCCGCTCTTCCTGCTCTTTGAGCTTCACCCGTCGCGCCGCACTTTCATCATTAACCGCCTTCAACCGCTTTTGCGCCCACTCCGGCAGCGCCGCCAAATCCTGTTCGGCAGGGGTGCCATCTGTGGGCGGTAATGGCGTGGCAATGTCTTGATCGGGCATCTCGCCCCTCCGTCACTAATCGTCTAATTGCATCCCCCTAACCCTACCACCGTTTCCGCCCAATAACGCGCCACCCCCATAAAAAGCAACCTCTTACAATTTGTAAGAGGCTGCCCGCCACAATAAGCACAATTCTCTATCCCTATCGCGTCAGCGTGGGGTGACCATCCGTCATTCCCAAACAGTTGCCTAAACCAAATACGCCTCAACATCCTCCGCAGGGATCATCACAATTGCCCCCGCCCCTTCAGCGCCAGCCGTCAGCACCTCAACCGCGTATCGTTGCCCATCATCCGACACGCCCAACACAATCCCACCCCACCCCGGCGATGGAAACGTACACACCACCAACCGACCATCATATTGACTGTCAATCATCGTTGCCACCGATCATCCCGCATATTCTCATCCCAAGCCGCCCTCAACCGCCTGTACTCCGCACTGTCACGCCGCACCCCACTGCGCCGACCCTTTGCCGCTTCCATCTCATTGAGCGCCACGCCCTCATCACCAACGGCCTCAAACAGCATCTCGGTATAATTGCCGTCAAGCGCCCGCGTCAAACGCCGTTGCTGGGCATCCGTCAGCCGCACCTTGCCCACCTGCGCCAACCGGAAAATAGCCGAAGCCCGCCGCGCCTCATCCGCATTCATTAGCTGTTCAGCCTCCTCCAGCGTCAACGCCACGTCATGATCGTCGCGCATCACACTCTGCATAATCGCCGCCAGCGCGTCCCGGCTTTCATAGCTCGTCCGTGAAGTCTGCACATAGCGCTTGATGTAATCGTACAGCGCCGTGCGGTCAACCGACACCTGCCCATCATCGCTGTACCCTAGCGCCCCCGTCTGCCACATATAATCCGCCCGCAGGCCGCCCCGCTCGATGTAATCAGTCAACCCGCCCAACGTCGAAATATCGTCAAAATCCGCCCCATCATCTTGACGATACCCGTCCCCCGTCAAAATAGTCTCACCCGACGGGCGCACCTTGCGCGCCTGCACCTCACGGGTCCGGGATGGGCGCAGCGCTTCCCGTAGGCTGCCCTCCCGCACCATCTCCCCAAACACCGGATCATCGTAGCGCTCAATAAAATCACGCACATTCACCTTGAATGCGCGCAGCGCCTCCAGCTTACCCGGCGATGCCTGAAACGCCGCCATATTTTCGAGATACTCCGGCGACTGCCGTAACAACCACTCTTGCCCCGTCTCAATCCGTCTAGGCCGCCCCCTCACCGTAGCGATAGCCGTACACCGCCCCGAATGATGATCTACCACAACCGCCCCCACCGGCAGGCGTTCCCCGTGCAGGGCGATGCACGCCAAACACGTCCGCGAATCCAACACCGCCACACGGATTTGCCCGTCCAAAATATCTGCGTTCGCCTGTTGGTGGATTGCCGTCGCCCGTCGGTAACTCTGTAGCTGAAGCGTCCTCATCAGGTTATTCGCCTGATGTGCCGGCAACCCCTCCACCCCGCGCCGGATTTCACGCGCAACCCGCAGCGGCGACCAACCCTCGACCATCCCCCGTATCGCCTGATTCCGCACCGTTTTCACAAATTGGGCAGACATCCCCCCCAGCACATCATCCCATTCAGACTTTGCAGTGAATTGCACCAGCGCATTCACCGCCTCCGGGTCAGGCACATTCCATTGCAACCCAATCCCCGCAAGCTGGCTATCACTCAACCCCGGCAACGCCAACTCACGGGTAAGCCGTGCCGCCGCCTCCACCCCAGACCGCTGCACATCCCCCGCCACCCCATCAATCCGCCCCGCCGCCCGCCTAGATTCCGCCTCAATATCCCCCACCAGCGCCACAATTACCGGGTTATCCGGCATTAAGCGCTCTTCAGCCAGCATCAAGCGCACCACCTCTTGATCCAGCTCCGCAAGCCGCTGCTGCACACGGCCAGAATTGAACGACGCCGCAACCCCGTCTAGGGTTTGCAGCGTCGTTTCTTCATAGCCCTTGTCCAGCAGCCGCGTCAACAGACGGTCAAGCTGCTGCATCCCCATCGCTTACACTTGGCTCCCGCTCACCTTGATTGCCAAGTCGATCCCGCCCGCACTGTTGCCCACGCCCAACACCGTCACCCAATCGTTGGTCGTCAAATCGGCACTGGGGATGATCGCGCCAGCCGTCCCCAAGCAATAGATGATCCCCTTCGTCGCGCCCATGCCGCCGATGGTGCCGCCGTTCTGGATCACCGACCGTTGATTGTTCGATGACCCCACAATAGCGATCCCCGCCACAGCAGCGCTCGCCGCCGCCGCCTTAGATGCCGCCTTCAGCTTAAAGCTATCGGCTGAATCCGCATACACCGCCAACCCCGCCGTCAGCGTACCGCCCGCCGTGCCGTCACTCGTCACAGCCCCGCTGCCGGGTAAAACGTTTGCTGCCGTAATCGACAATGCCGCCATAGTGATACTCCCTCACTCAAAAAACAAAAAGCCGTGAACACACACCCCTAACCCTACCACCGATTGCGCTCAATAACGCGCATTCTCTACCCCTAAGCCGCCGCCGCGTTGAAATTCTCAAACCCCGGCAGTGATCCCCCCAGCGCCGCAATCCGTCTGGACTCTTCCGCCTGCCGCCCGGCGAGTATCAACTGCACCTTCGCCTCATCCCACCCAAACACCGACCCCAACTCACGTACCGCCTGCTCGTCCCCGATCAACTCCCGCACCGCCATCACATTAGCCACCACTTCCGCCGCGTTGCGAACTTGGCTATCCTTCCAATTGATCTGGTAGTCAGTGTCGGCCACCTGCGAAGGCGCATAAGTATTGTGCGTCAGCGCCGCCACCTCAAACACATCCTCCCAGCCGTTGCCAAGCCGCACCATCGTCCGCTCGACTTTGCCGATTAAGCCAGTCTGCCGTTGCTTCAGCGCCTCACCAGATTGACTATCCCCCCCAAGCATCGACGGCAGCGGCGTCAGCGTCACCGTCCCAATCTGGTCGATGATGAATTGTGCCTGCGTCACATATTCGCCCACCGCCCCCGTCTCCAGCGCCCGCATATCCACCTCATTCATCGGCGTATCGGTATCTTCCGCCGTGACATAGATGATGCTCCCCGGTTGCAACCGTGCAGGCGGCTTGAACCCCTTCGCCAGCCACACCTGAAACGCACTCCGCTCCGTGTTGCTGACCATGCTGGCAAGCGTGCGGTTCAACACATCTTGCAGGGGGATCGCCCCCTCAATTTCACTCTTGCCCAGCGTATCCCGGCTCCCCGCTCGATTCTTGAAATGCACCAGCGGGATAGCTTGAGTAGCATTCACATACGTATCGCCCGGCGCAGGGGGGATCACCTCAAGCACCCCGCCGCCGTCCCCGCGGTCATCCTTCCCCGCCGACACATCCTCTTCTTGTTCCCTCACACGGTACTTCTCCACCCTGTCGGGATAGTACACATTCACCCGCCGCCCATCCACATCCCACCAAATCTTGACCGCCCCCACCAGCCGCTGCCCCCGCCGATCATAGATCGGGATAACCCCCGTCGTACCATCAAACGCCAGCTCATGGTAGAGCTGCACCCCGTCGGCATATTCAACCATCACGAATGAATCACCATCGCGTAACACCGCCTGCGTCACATCCAACTGGAGCGCGTCAAACCGTGACCGCCGCGTCAGATCATCCAGCCACGGCTGCGCCGCCGCATTGCTGGCCGCCACCCCGCGCACCACCAACCGATCCATCATCGTATTGACCACCAGCCCGCAATAGTTGTCTTGAAAGCCCATGTTAGACCTCAGCATGGCCTTCATGTCATCCGTCAGGTAAACGTTGTGTTCCCCGTCGTAATAATCCCGCGCCAGCTTGACCGCCTTGCCGCGCCGTTTCACATCTTCACTCCACCCCATCGGAACAAGCCCAGTAGCGCGCAGCTTATTTTCCAAGTCAATAAACATTCGTCAAAACCTCCGCTGATCTCTTGCCGGGCAACCCTTCACTGCTCATCAACAACGCCCCCGCCAGCGCGTCTACTTGGTCGTCATGCGTCCCATACGGGAATGAGGCCATCTCATCCAACAACGCCTCAGCCTGCGCCAAAGACACCCCGCCCGCCCCTACATAGATTCTCACCCGTGATAGCGACGCTTGGCTTGCCAACGGCAGCGCCCGCGTCAACTTATCCGTATCCGCCTCATAACCCTTGATCCGATATTGGCGCATCTGGCGATCCTTCACCAAGTCCTGAATCGCCCGCACCATATACCCCTTATTTTCAAACCCCTGCCGGATGCCCGCCCCATCCCCCA